CGATCAAGGCTGCGCCTACTTAACTTAAACTCGCTCATTGCACTTGTCTCCTACCGTACTTTCCGTTCCACGCAGAGGTAAACTCTTCATCATCCGACGTATCGTATTCCATTACTTCCTCTTAAAAAAGGCTTGCGCCCCGCGGACACCGAAACTGGCTGAAATTGCAATTCCAAGGCTGTAAAAATACCAGTCCGGAGCTTTTGAAAGCTGTGCAAACCCACGATCTACCCAACCTTCTGCGCCCGGAATCCAACATAAAATCAATGGGATAGACAGGATTACAACAAACCATTCGTCTTTCCAGCTAGACTTGGCGCCTTCTGCCATGATGCGCTCCCAGTCGGCAACGCTTGTCTTCTCAGACAAAAGTATCTGGGCTTTCGCTTTCGCCTCAGTCAGCTTTAGTTCCGCAGCGGCGGCGTTCTTGTCGGCTTTGCCTTGCAGCCATGAGCCTGCAAGATTGGCTATTGGACCTAATGCAGCAGTAAAGATACTCATTTCTCAGACCCCAGCCAAACGGCTATTGTTCCTGTCATCGCTCCGCTGACCACTGAAATCATTGCGGATTGCTGAGTTGACAAGTCATCCAAACTCATCCCCCATTCGATCACTCGGATATACATAATGGTCATAACAACCATCATAAAACGTGGCATGAGCTTGTATTGCAGAATCTTTTCAAAGGTATTCGCCATGTTACACCTCTATGTTTAACTTCGTTCCCTGCGGTCGATCCGCATTAGTCTTGCGCCCAAACCTATCATAACTTTCCTGTAAGTCCAATCTTTGCTTTACAAGAGCCTCTAAATGGCTGTGGTTGGCCCTGTGCTCTTTCTCTACACGTTGCTCTACCAAATGCGTTTCTATGCGCTCACGCGCCCTTGTTTGGGCGTGTATATCGCTGCCTACGTTAAACGGCGCGTTGCCTGTTCCAGATACACCGTCAGCCATTAGCCAGTTTGTCCACGCCCCAGATCATTGCAGCGGTTCCCCCCAAGAAAAGTGTAACTCCTATCGCTAATGAAATACCCCAAAACAATCTATCCCTAGCAGCGGCTTGGGCTTCCAAGGCTTGTTTCTGGCGTTTTCTTGCCTCTGCCTGCTCACGCACAACCAAGTCCCACATGCCCGGTGGCCCATATAAGCGGCAATGGCTGCGAAGCGTCTCCATAGCTTCTTTGTGCGCCATCTTAGCTTGCGCTATAGCAAAGCCTTCCTCTTCACTAGAAGTAAGTCTTCCAAGTGGCCCCTTGTGCTTGCCTGATTCTGCAACAGCTATGTCGGCTTCTAATTTTGCCAACTTCCCAAAATGCGGCAGAATAGAGTTCATATCCTTGCCTGCCTGCACGGCACTACTAATACCGCCAGCTATCTTAGTGACAGCCCCAGCCAATGCTAAAACTTCTATCATGTGACTTTACCCACCCTGGCTACAGAAGGACACCGATAGTCATACGGTATCCGCACAATGTACGGGTAATGATAGTAAAAATGAGATAGTTCCCTTGGACAACGGTAAACACACGCCTTGTGCATGTCTCCGCCCGACATCCCCACCAACACTGCGGTGAGAGCGCACAGCACTAGAACTCTCCGACAAACCTCTGTGGTCGGGCTATCGGACTGAACCGCTTGTTAACCATACCGCCAGAAGAATATTTACTTTTACCCGCTTTGCTCAACGCAATAGCAACCGCTTGATCTTGCGGTTTTCCAGCAGCCATTTCTGTCTTGATGTTCTGGCTGATAACACCCTGTGATTTACCCTCCTTGAGAGGCATTTCTTTGCTCCACAGCTTGACGTTGCACATCTATGCGCTCGCGGTTCACATCAGTCCGATCATCCGCAATCTGCTCCTGCAACTCTAATCGAGCCGCGTCCGTTACCGCCCGCTGCTCAACCTTCATTCCTTCCAGTTCCAATTTGGCTTGATCAATCGCCGCCTTGTGATTGGCTTCCATCTCCTTGATCGAAAGCTCCTTCATGCGAATATCCACCAAAGGATCTTCGTTGCCTTCATCCGCGCCCTTGTACGTCATCAACGGCGTTATTTCCTTGATCAACTCAGCCTCAACTTGGGCAACTCGTGCCTCAACCTGATCCGGTTGAAACTGCGTCTGCAACTGGGCCGGAGCCTGTTGTTGTGCCTGCATCATCATTTGCTGCGCCGACGCAGGATCTAGTGCCCCCGTCTGAACTAACAACTGAATCTGCTGCATCTGCTCTTGCTGAGATTGCTGGTTCATACCCTGCTCCTCGTTCAGAGCCGCTATCTCCGCATCAACCATTTCACGAGCCTTCATACTCACATGCTGCAAGATATGCGCAAACAACGATGCCAACACAGGCGGAGCGTTCTGCAAAACAGATAACTCAAGCAAAGCCAAGTGAGACTGAATATGCGCGTCATGATCCTGTTGCGGAAACGGCTGTGGTTTCTGACCATTGATTATCAACCCGTTCTCTACCGCCGGATCCGCTGGCTGCGGAGGAGGTGGAGGTGGAGGCAGAATCTCGTCTATGTTCTGCACCTCTAACGCTTGATACATTCTGCGATACGCCGCATGCAGATTGTGCATCTGCGGATTGGATTGCGCCAACTGAAGTTGGGTCTGAGCCAGCGTAACCCGTTGCGACATTGAGAATATATTCGGATCTGAGACTGGGAGGACATCTATCCGAGCGTCAAAGTCTTGCGCCTTAACCTGAGAAGGTGCACCCGCCACCTCGTAGGGGTACTCCGGAGGCAGGTTTTCCGCGAAGATACGCGCCAGCAGTCTAAATTCTGCCTTCTGCGCGTAGTGCAGCCGTTTGTGAATGGCCGACATAACCTTCATTCCACGCTCCAACATGGCAACCGTAGTTCCCACAGGCGTTTCCTGATTCATGTCCGACATCTGCTGATCAGCTAACGCAACAAACCTACGTCCATCACTAACCAATCCACCAAGCATTTGTGCCAACGTCGCTGACGGCTCCTTGTAGGGCAGAGGCACAATAGCGTCTCTGATGCTCCCACCTGGGGCGTCAATGTCCCTAAACTCTCCGGGCTGTAACGGCTCATCATCGTTGCGTACACGCACTCCACGGGCCTTAAATCCAGCGGGAAGGTTGGCTAACGTACCAGCGTCGATCAACTGACGTAGCAAGCTCGTAGCTGCGCGGCCTAAACCGCCAATCATATGCACCAAACCAAAGCCGTAAAAGCCCAGACCCGGAGTAAATTTGTAGTGAACAAAGTATTGGCGCTTGCGCTTAACTAAGTCTTCCATCGCATAGTTGCGGCGGATCGCCAAGATTTCTCCAGACGTATCGTCTATCGTAACAATATACGGAAGCTTAATACCAGTAGGCTCACCAGTCATAGGATCCGTATCTTCGAACCCCTCGATGTCCAGATCAGCATGCATTTCCAGAATTGTCAGAACATCATCGCTGTAGTTCTTAGACAAACCCTCAAGCTCGTTGACCTTCTGACGAACAGAATCTTCCTCCATGTCCGAAGAACCCTGCAAGTCCACATCACGGTACATCCCCGCAACCTGCATCTTGCGAACATCGTTCTCGTCCATGCGTAAAACATGCGTCACACGAGTCGCCGTCATCAAATCAGACGCCGAATACGGTACAACCAAATCCTGCGCCGGAATAAACTTAGACACCGCCCGCTGTCTGGTCGGATCAAAGTAAACCTTCTTAAAGGTAGAACCACTCAACGGGAGATAATACAGCAGCTGATCCATATCCGGATCGTATTCTTCCATTACCTCAGTAATCTGGTAGTTCATAAAATCTTTAACACGCGTAGCCTGCTGCTCACGCTCGGGAGTCTTGGCTCCAAGCACACCTGTGCGAACCGGACCACCAGAAGGCAGCAACTCTTTATACGCCTGCGCCTGAAACTGCGTAACACTCTCAGCAACCATCGGATGCGTAATACCACTCGCGCCCTCAAACGGAGTCGTCCGCTCCTCAGTCTTCAAGCCAAGTAGGTCAAGGCCTTTGACATAAGTGTCTTCCCACTCAGACCTGGAATCCAAATCCTCTTCGTACAAAGCCCTCAAGTCACTCGACAACTCGCCCAGAGTTCCGTCATCCAAGAAATCCGCAAGGTTTGCGTCAAACGGAATCAACTCCTCCTGAGTGGGCAACTGCCCTGCCTCAGACAACGCTTGAATAATCGCGCCGCCCTGACCGTCGTCAATAACCTCTGCACCCCCAGGGAACTGCATCGGCTCATCTACAGGAATCTCTACGTCTGGAAGTCCCGCTGTGTCATCGAGGTCAAGCCCCGGTGCGACCATGTTAGGTGGTAAAGCCATTAATAATACTCCCTCTTACGGGGCCTCCATTCTAAGCTGCCCTCGTCCTCACCATGCAGCGAAATAAATCCGCCTTGACGAAAACGCATCAGTGCTAGGGTCATACTATCACAAAAGTCATCATGATCGCCATTAGGAAATGAAACTACTTCCTCAACGACCTCGTCAGCAAACTTTTCGTGCATAGGGGCCCACACCATTTCTGCTTCAAACAGAGGCGCAACCATGTGCATTCTCGTTACCTTATCACTACCTTTGCCCGGTGAGAAGCCCAAGGCTGGAATACCACGAAGCCGCAACTCGTCAATAAGTGGCGTTCCCGTCGCTTTCGCTTCGACCAACACCATATCCGGCTCCCAATATTCGTGCTCCTCATAGGCAATCTCCTTTAGTTCAGGAAAGTTCCAACGACCCCTGCGGGCGTCCATAAGTATGATATGATCAGGACCACCATCCTCGGGCTTGAATACCCCCCAAGTCGTGATCGCACTGTAATCCGCTGTTTCCTTCTTAGAGAACGCCGTGTCATAAGCCTGCAAAACATAATCCAAACGAGGGATCTTCTCCTTGTCCCAGTCCTGCCACCACTCTCTCTTGATAATCGCACTCTCAGATGCAGTAGGCTGCTGCTGCCACTGCGCGTTCCATTTGCCCACAGGCAAAGACGCCTTGATCGACAACAACGTATCTTTGTCCCAGAACTCCGGCCATAAAGGCTTATCGCTGGGCATAATCGCAGGAAACTCCACAACCTCCCACTGATCCGCCATCTTATCGCCAGTCTGAGCCTGCAATAAACGACCAGTAAGATCCTTCTTACCCCAGCGAGTCATAACCAGAATAATAGAACCACCCGGCTGCAAACGCTGCCGTGGACCAGAAGTGTACCACTCATACGCGTTGTCGAACGCGCTCTCGCTTAACGCATCTTGCTCCGAATGCGGGTCATCAATGATGAGTAAATCCGCACCACGACCCGTAATGGCCGCTCCAACACCCGCCGCAAAGTATTCAGCACCCTTGTCAGTGCCCCACTTACCCGCGCCCTTGTTATCTTCCTTGAGGTTAGTCTCTGGAAAAACCTCTTTGTACGCTGGATCATCAATCAAATCCCTTACTTTTCTACCAAACCGTACCGCCAACTCAGTATTGTGCGTGGCCTGAATGATTTTTAATTTCGGGTTTCTACCTAGAAACCAAGCAGGCATCAAGTAGCTTGCAAACTCCGACTTCGAATGCCGAGGAGGCATGTTAATAATTAATCGCTTGAGCTCCCCTCGCGCAACACGTTCAAGTTTTTCCGCAATAATCCGGTGATGCCGACCCTCAATGAAGTTTTCATACACATGATGCGCAAACGGCATGAACCGTTCGGAAGCTTCCTCCCGTAAATCCAGCGTCTTTTTGGCTTCCGTTAACGCCAGTATCTCTTTTAACGCGTCTTCCGGTAAAGCCTGTAGATTCATCGACGTACCTGCATAATCCCCGTATTAGCTCCAGCCAAGCCAGACCGCTGCTGTTGCTGCTGTGGGCCGCGCATCATCTGATTCATCTGCGTTAACTGCTGCTGAATCGGATTAGGTGCCATGGGTTGTAACGGAGTTGGTATAAAATTTCCTATAGGTTGTGTGTACCCAGGGTTTCCGCCCGGCGTCACGTTCATCGGATCAGGTAACTCATACGTCGGAGCCGAAGGAGAATCAGGAAGTAACCCTGTGTCAGGATCAATCACACACATCATCTGATCTTCGTCGTACACATACCCATCAGGACATGGATCCGCGGGCCCAGCAGCTTCCATCGGGGCAGGAGAATCATCATCGCCACTACCCATACCAGCCATAATCGACTCGCGCTTCTGAACCTGCATTGGATCTTCGTCCAACGTGTCGATTCCAGCAACGTCATAAGGCAAACCCAAAGAATTAATAGAGTAATACGTTCCGTCGGCCTTTTGATAAATAGGCTCGCCACCAACAGTATTAACAATCTTGTCGTTCTCTCGATCAACACCAGCAATCGCAGCAGCACCTCTGCCAATCATGCTATCTCTGATAGTGCGCTGCACTATGTTAGGGCCCTCGTTGAGAAGAATTTCCCCCGCGGTATCCGTATACCCAGTTTTCGTAACCGGATCATAACCTTTTCCAACAACAGGCTTGTTGCCAGAAGAATCTGTGTCGTTCATCCCCAAAGACGGAGAACCAGCAAGGTTCCTTAAACCCGCTTGCGTCATGCTGTCCGCATACTGCTTATACGCATTCGCCACATTTTCAGAAACAGGCTGCGCTTTCATCTTGGTCCCAGAACCCGAACCTGATGGCGGATTGTTCGCCGTATACCTATCCGCTGCGGCCTGCCCTTGATTATTCGCAATCGTACTAGCTGTACGCTCGTGGTACGCGTCGTCCTTTTCCCTAATCCCAAGGCCCATGGTTATGTCGTCATATAAACTCATTATTTTATCCCCCCTATGGCCGGAAGTCCGTAGCTGGCAGAGGGTATTTCTACCCCATATTCAGCGTTTAAAGCATCAAAATAGGGGTTAAATGACTGATTTAAGTCAAATCCACCCTGTGACATCCCCATCTGAGGACCCGCAAATATATCAGTGTAATCCGTCGTACCATACGCATCAGGGCCCATCTGACCACCCATCTGAGTAGGCTGGAAAACATTCGGATCAAACCCACCCGTGAAATCTATAGGCTTCAAGCTATACTGCCCAGGATCAAGGGCCGTGTCACTCAAAGCATCCATCGCTTGCGTATAAGCTGGCTGCGTAGGCGCCTGTATAGAGCCCAATCCAGACGCAATCCGCTTCTCACGGTCCGCTGCGTTATCAGCCAAGAACGCACGAGACTGAACACCTCGAGCATCCCGACGTAAACCCTCCGCAACACCACGTTCAGCGTCCAAATCAGCCAACGTTTTCGTCTGAGTACCCGTCAACGTCGCAAAATCATCGCTCAACGTGTCATAATCCGTGCTCAAAGTACCGTAATCACCAAATAACTCGTCATACGTCCCTTTTAACGCAGTCTTATCCTTGTCCAACTGATCGTAATTATCCTGCAACGTACCCAAATTACCAATCGCAGTGTTGTAATCCGTGGTCATCGTTCCGTAATTAGACGTAAGCGTGTCATACAACCCACTTAACGTGTCATACTCACCAGCCTTCGCATCCAGATCCTTCTTGGTCGTGCCCTGTAACTCCTCAAGAGTCCCATATTGACCACTCAACGTATCGTAAGTGCCCTGCAACGTACCATAATCCGTGGTCAACGTACCATAGTCCCCGAACAAAGTATCAAACTCGCCCTGCAACGTGCCCATCTCACCAACAGTAGAGTTATAAGTGCCCTCTAAAACACCATACGCGTCCTCCGCAGCCTTCAACTTCGCCTTCGTGTCCTCAATCGCTACAGCCTGATTGTAGTTGTAACCCAAACTTAACGAATCATCCGACGCATCGTAGTCATAACCCATCTCATCCAACAGGTTCTTGTATTTATCACGCTCACGAACCTCGGCCAACAAATCAACCAACTGACCAGAAGTCATGCTCGAATCATAAGTGGACCCATAACCAAGATCCGAAATTGCCGTAGCCGCGTTGCTACGATCCCGAGCCTCAATGTACTGATTCAAGTAGCTGTTTATATCAGCGTCATCCCCAGGTAACAAATTGTCGTACCCAAGACCCGAAATCCGACTCTGAAACTCCCCGTACAACTCGTTGTTGTAATCGTCCTGAGTCCGATAAGAACGACCCGTGTAATCAATAGTTTGCTGACCACCAAACGTATCGTTGAAACTGTAAATCTGATCAGAACCCGGAGTATAAATCCCCGGATCATACGAACTAAACGTCGTATATGAAGAATCATCCTCACCCATCCAATCAGGCCGCTGATTCAATATCGCATTCGTCTGGCTCTTATACCTCTGGTACTGAGATCCGTAATCCGCGTTCTTTACATCATCACTCTCATTAGACAACCAACTGTCAAAATCCGTCGTACCATTACTCAGTTGCCTGTCGTAAAACGAACGATCATCGTTCTTCATGTCCGCTTCAGTAGCGTGAATCTTCTGCGTATATCCAGAAACAACATGCTCCGGTATATACGCACCACGCTCCTCTGCCGTTAAACCAAACTGATCCTCGTTTAAATAATTTACATAACTACCAAACTTGTCATCAAAATCAGCGTCCGGCTTGTTCGCAGCACTCCATGTCGCAAAATCATCAGGAGTCGGTATTACAGGAGCCGCTTCACCGCCACCGCCACCACCGCTACCAAGAATGTTTTTTATTATTACTCCGCCAATTACAGCCGCCACTAATCCACACATCAGATAAAATTCCTTACATGAACACCACCCAACGGCGTGTAATCCAAACGCTCCATGAACCTAGACTTCCGAGCCACATCACCACCACTAGCTAACGTCACAACCACCCTAGATGCTCCACGGTCCACACTCCAACTGTTAAACGCTTCTAACATACGTTTACCAACAAATCCACCTCGCGCCGATTTCGAAGAATAAAACAATAATTCCCAACCCTGACTATCATCCGAAAACCACATCTCATCAACTAAACCTAAAAAAATCCCAACAATCTCACCACCACGATCCGCAACCCCAACATAACCACCGTCTAAAGATAATAACCGATCAACCAAAGTACGAACCTTATCCTCGTTTAAACTAAACTTCGAATACTCAGTCTCAGAGTGCATCTCCCAACACAACTCCAATATAGCCTCAAGATCCTCGGGCCGCGCTTCTCGGTACTCGGTCAAGCGTAATACCCACGAGCCGCCCCACCAAACGGACTAGCCTGCTGCGGTTGAGCATATGCCTGCTGCTGCATGTTCTGAGGTTGAGCACGATTCGCCGTCGGACCCTCAAAAGTAGCCTGACCAACACTCGGCATCACTCCCAACTGCCTCTGAGGCATCTGACCATAAGCCTGCTGAGAACCATAACCACCTCCCATCTGCTGCATACCGCCGCCACCACCAGCAAAAGCCTGCGATAACAAAGCAACCAACATCTGCATCGTGTTGTTCCCCATCTGCTGATGACCAAAACCACCACCATAACCACCCTGCTGCATAGGATGACGCATCATCGGAACCTGCCGCTGCATCTGCATAGGTGCCTGACCCATGATCCCACGCTGCTGCTGTCGCATCATCTGCATCATCTGCTGACGTTGCTGCTGCTCCTGCTGATGACTCTGATACGCATCACTAGACGTAAACGCAGTCTGTAACTCATTCAAACGAGCTAACTCATCCTCAGTAGGACCCAAACTCCTCTGATACTCCTGTAAAGCCATGTAATCAGCATTGTCTGCAAACGGATTCGCAGGACGCTGCGGCGCAGCCATCAAACTACCCATCTGATTTATCTGTGCAAAAGACATGATCCTCGCTCCTCGGTTGTTGGATGCAGTTTATAACAAACCCAAATGAAAATATAGGGGCGATTTTTCTCGGCACTTGTGCACTGGACACAAGTCCAATGAAATTACCCCCGAATGATTTTACAAAACCATGTATATAAGTCGTATATAGCAGCGGTACCCCCCAAAAAGGGGGGTGAGGGGGTCGGCGCCCGCGTCGCGGGCGGGCGCGGGCGGGCGGAGTAACCCCCAAAGATGGCGCCGGATGGATGAAATTAATTGATAAAACTTGTAATTAATTGTGTTTTGCCTGTTGACTGCGGGCAAAATATCAGCCATACCTTTGGTATGGAAGCGCAATTCAGCGCCCATTCAGAAAGGAAAGAAACAATGGACAAGATCGAAACACTCGGACGGATCGCGGAGCTCGAAGCTCAGATCAAAACGGCCACCAAAGAACGTGACGCGCTGCGCGTCGCATCAGTAGCCAATGGCTGGGCCACATGGGCATACACGGTCCGGATGAGCGCACCATCGCTGGCATGGTGGAAAGAGAACCGCCCGACAGTGTGGAAGAAATACGCTAAGGAAACATCAGTTAAGAAATTCACACTGGTATAATTCAACAGGGGGACCACGGTCCCCCACCTTCAACAAAGGAAAGAAACAATGGAAAAAATTGCATCACAAACGGACACTGAAGCATACAACGAAGTCGTCGATAAATCGAAACACTCAACAGGCAACCGCCTCAAGTTTAAGCTCGAGTTCATGATGATGATGCTTATGTCTGATCGACGCGACGAAGCTGCGAAGATGTATGATCAGCTAATCGAAGAGTTCGACAAGCTTGCATAAAAGACTTGTAGCCCAGATGGTACTGGGCTACACTCTACTTGTTCAATTAGGAAAGGAAAGAACATGTCTAGATCGATCAACACAATCGCAAAAGAGATTAGAGAAGACTGGAAAAAAGTTTACTTTGGCGCTGCGCCTTATCTTGACGCGATGCACTCCCTTAACAGCATAGAAGACAATTACATCTATGATAGCGGCAAATCAGTCGTGCGTTACTTTCTGGCGAACGCTGGAACATGGCGCGGAGATACCGCTCGTCGCGTCAAGACTGAATTGAAGGCTATGCTCTAATCAAACCCCGCCCCTGGCTGCTCCGATATCTGGAGTCTACGCGCCAGGGGCTTTTCAATAAGGAAGGAACCGATATGACAAACGAAGAATTTATGACCGATCTAAAAGAATTACTCAAAGAATGTGAAGGCGATACTTGGCTACACGCTGAGATCGGAGGCGCATTATCTGTAACCTGGGCGGTCAGGCAGCTGATCAAAAAACTAGAGGAAGAGTAATGGAAACTATATGGAACATCACGCTGGGCTTTGTCATGGGCCTGATCATTGCAACCGTGCTCTTCGGGCCCATCATCATGGGCTGGGTATAAGTATAAGAATCCCCTGGCTCTTGGGTTAATGAGCCTCTTTCCTTCGGGCCCAGGTGCGCAGCGCCTGGGCCTTTGGCGTTCGGGCCGCAGGGCGCAAGGCGCAAGGCTCGCTCCGCTCGCAAAAAATATGTCAAGGCGCAGGACCGTTGCCACTTGGAAACCTTTGGCAAGTGACAAATAAATTGTTGACAGCTTGGTGGCTATATGCGAACATGAGTCATAGGCAATCAGGCCTATCTCAACAAGGAAAGATGTTATGAGAAAATCTTACGTTTCAGAAACCACCATGAAGGTTCAAGTCGAAATCGATCTGGGCGAAATCGAAAACCTAATCAGCAGCTTGAGCGATCTGGACACGGCGGACGGTAAAAACTACCGCGCCAAAGAACTGGTGAGCAAATTGCAAAAGCTCAAGCGCGAGGCTGCCGAGGAAGCGCGTCGCGGATTTGAGCGGATGTTAGAGCAATCTTAATTAGGGAGGGGCGGGCCAATAAGCCCGCCCATTTTTTATGGCACATGGAGATCCAGCAGATCGAGGCGGCGCCGATGCTTACTATGGCAGGCTAGTCGATCCGCATTACTGGCCCGAGGGAACGTACAACGGAACTCGGATCGAGCGAGACAAGATGACTAAAACCCAGATAGAAGACTATCTCAAAGCTTACGAAGAGCAGGACTTCTTTAAAGACTGGGGAGACTAAAACCAGGGCCCTTCGGGGCCCTTTCGCGTCGCGCCCTGGCGCTGCGACATAAAACAGAAAAGACAAGGCGCAGGGCGCAAGGCGCAGGATCGACGCGCAGGACGCAAGGCGCAGGAAAAATAAAACTTGCGGACCACTTGCAATCTGCTAAACTCTAAGCATTCAACAGAGAAGGAAACAAACACCATGAAAAGCGCAATCATCTACAACGGGCCGAGCCTATTGGATGGTCAACCCATTGTCGTCATCGCGACATATTCAAACCGCAACACAAAGACGGGAACCGTTGTACAAACTTACATCTTGTGCCGCGACACAAACCCGCTCGAAGCTTCAAAGACTGGCGCAGACTTTTCAATTTGCGGCGATTGCACCATGCGCGGCGAAGTAACAACGGACCCGCAACGCAAGCAAGCAAAAGGGCGCCGCTGTTATGTTAACTTGGGGCAAGGCGTCTTGATTGTTTGGAAAGCATTCCAGCGTGGCGTATATAAAGACGGGCCCGCTCGGGTCATGGGCCGCGGTCGTTTCGTTCGCGTCGGAACATACGGAGATCCCGCGGCGGTCCCGTCCCACGTTTGGGACGAACTTCTAAGTGAAGCGGATACTTGGACCGCGTATAGCCATCAATCCGGATTCCGTCCCGACATCGCGATGCAATCCGCCGATGATCATGCGCAAGCGGTCGCGCATTGGAAACAAGGACACCGGACCTTCCGAGTCATCGCGGATCTAGGCGACCTAGACAAGGCGAACGAGGCCCTTTGCCCCGCGTCAAAAGAAGCAGGGCGCCGCGCTCAATGCACCGCCTGCAAATTATGCAAGGGCTCGAGCCTAGCAAAATCAATCGCGATAGTGGAACACTAACAAAAGGGGCTTCGGCCCCTTTTTTATTTGTCCAACGCGCCGCTGCGCCTTGCACCGCGGACCGCGGACCGATAACATCAAGGCGCAGGGCGCAAGATACCTTCCAAAACAGGGCGCAGGGCGCAGAACAAGGACGCAGGACTGTCAACGCGCAGGACGCAGGGCGCAAGGCACCCCTGCTCAAGGACCGCGGGCCCCTGATCCCCCCCAAATAAAAGTATATCACGCTCCTTGGCCCTCTTTACCAAGAAGAAATTCGCACCACCGCGAGCCCAATATGCCATATTCCAAGCGACTTGATGAGGCGAGAGTTTTATTGCGTTGGAGTTCGCTACCTTCAACTCCATCCAGAAGGGTAAGCCGTCCCATACTAAATGGACATCAGGCACCCCGCCACCGTGCTTGTTTTCAATCCTTGTCGCGAAGCAGTTCTTCGGGAGGGTTG